CTTGGCGGCTCTGATCTCTGCCTGCGCCACTCTTTTTACTGCCGCCTTAGCCATTACAAGCCACCTCCTGTTGTCATTTCTTCATCTTCGGTAACTGCCCCCAATGTACCAAGGCCAACGCCCCCAAACGGCACCACATACTTTGGCATACCCATTTTGCGAAGGCCAAGCATTAAATCTTTTGTCAGTGGCAGGCCCAGCACATCTTCTGGCTGCTTACCTGTTACCATTCTCAAGGGGACGAAATCTGCCGTTGGGTCAGCAGGCTTTACAATATTCATTAAGTTTTTCGGCGCGATATTTCCATAAAACTGCCTGTGTCCCTCAAAGTCTCCACCCGTGTAATCTTTAACCATTTGTGGGTTTGGCAGTGTTAAATAATCTGCACCACTTGCGATAGCATCATTTAACTGCCTGCGAAGAACCATGTCGAGCCACGCATCTGTGCTTTCAAGCATTGGTGCGCCCACGGTTGTGTTTTCCACATTTATGCCAGACGCCTCAAGTTTTCCCAATTCATCAGATTGTTTTTGTATGGTGGGAGATAATCCCGTATGAACATCAGCCCACGCAGTATATGGCTCTGGCAGTCTGCCTTTGTTTTCTTGAATATATTTAGCAAATTCACTCAATCTAACATTTAATTTAGTTGTGTCGCCCTTGGCGATGTCAAAAAATGAATGATTATCTTTTATATCTTCTGGTTGAAGTTTAACAAATAGTGGGCTTCTCCCTCTTGCTTCATTACGACTATTTAAAAAATCAGCAACAATTGTTTTGTATTCCGCAAGAGCTTCTGGACTGTCACGAAACCTCATGCCAGTTCGACCTATTCCATACCCAAAAACTTTTTGACTTAAATCATTTTCAGACCCGACTACATATTGTCTAAAAATGTCTTTTTGTTGGTCATAATTTTCTTTAAAAAGCTCCTGCTCACGGGTTCTTGTTGGCCCCGCAGTGCCTTTAGATTTTGCCTTTCTGGCCGCTTGCTGAACATCCGACTGAGCCTCACCCAAGTGATATGCCGTGCCGCCAGTTGCTATTGGAAACTGCCCTGTTCGTGCGTGTGCAACAACATTTTCGTCATCATCAAAATGACCCGATCTAAAATATCCTTCTGAAAAATCGCCCGTGGGATCATCAAAGACATATCTGGTTTCAGTCATGTCTGTGCCGCCACTGGGGAAATAATTTGCGTATTCCAACTCAGCGGGATCAGCTACTGGGGCATTAGACCCGTAAACTGTAAGGTTAAATCTGTCTGGCTCTTGGTAACGCAATTCGTTTAGATTATTTTCTGCGCCTTCACGGGCCTGTCGCTCATAACTGTCTATGTTGTACCGCCATTCCCAATTTGCGGCTTCTCCTTCTGAGCCAAAAACTTTTGTTTCTCCATAGTAGGCATCAGTTGTCACCCATCCATCAGGGTATTTTTCAGCAAGCTCTCTGCCATTGCTTACGCCATCTATTTTTTCTGCAAATTCATCTAGTGCATCAAAATTATCAGCAGCAACGTAACTGTCAATTTCTTGCATATTTGTCTGATAAGTAAAATCGTCTTTAAAACTGTCCTCCAACATTTCCAAATAATTTTTAATATAATCCTGTCCATTTGGACTATCTAAAAACTCGTCTATACCGTCATCGTAGCCGCCAGAAGACGCACTTCTCATTACACCTTGCGCTATATTTTCTTCTTCTCTAATTAAATCTGTGTTTTGCTGTAAATATTCCGAAAGCTCTTCTGGGGTAACGTCTGTGCGACCCTCAAACGCCTCATCGGCCCCCGACCACTCAAATTCTTTGGCCTTTACGCCGCTCTGCTTGAGCGCCAGTTTTTTGAGCTTTTCATAGCTGCCGCTTTTTACCTTGAGGTTTTCCACAGCATCTTGTGCGGCACTGTAAAACGCAACTCTTTGCCTAAAGCCTCTAGAATTAGACGGATAATCAGAAGCAAATGGTGGTGATAATACATCCAAGTCTCCAGACGCCTGCTGCGCCAGCTTGGCCTCAAGAATTGTCGGGCCATGCTTTTTGTAGACATCTTCTGGCGCGTGGGCCTTTAAGTAATTAATGTCGATATTTCTTCGCAAAGAAGGGCCAATATTAATAACGCCCCTAGCCGCTTCTATAATTAAATTAGCGGCGGCTGCTTCTGCATTTGTTTTGGGTATTGGCAAATCATATCTGCCGTAAAGCTGACGCAATTGATCTGTATTCGTTGCGTCTATGGCGCGGCTTACTGGGCGTCCAGCGTCTGCATACTCTCTTTTAACCGCATTTAAATATTCTCGTATTTCAGAATTTGTTGACCCACTTACTCTAAGCTGCTCCACATCCAGCTTAACTTGGGGGTTTTGAAATGCGGGTTCAACACGCAAGGCAATTTCTATTCCTTTAGCGTTTTTGGCCTCTTCTTCCGCATTGGCTATATCAATATCTTCAAAATCAGCGTCAACGATGTCATCGTCAACGTCATACCTTCTGGTTGAGTGCCTCGCTATATATGCCTCCCCATCTCCATCTGTCAGGGCATCTACAAGGTTATTATTTGCAAGAACTTCATCTAGTCTGCCAGCACGAATTAATTCTAATGCGGCCTGCGCTCTTGCCTCTGCTTCGTTTGTTGGATCAGACAAAAACTGATCTACATCGATTGTATTTCTAAGTATATCTGCGTTTCTCTCCCTGATGGCATCAATACCCGCCTGCTGCTCTGGCGCGATGTTAAATGTTGTGTATAAATTCTCCAGCGCACCAAGGTTTTGAAAGTCATCGTCAACTTCTGGCGTTATATCAACCAAGTCATCGTCAGCCCTGCGCGTAATAACGTCAGTGACAACATCTAAGACTTCATTGCCTGCGCCCCTAATAACCCTAGCTATTGCTGTAAAAAAAGACATTACGCGATCCCTGTGTTTTGAATGCCAGCCAATGCGCCTGCGTCCGACATTATGTCATAGCTGTCCCTCTTGTCTACGTCATAGGCCGCATTGGGTGATCTAATGTCTTCTGGATTTAGAATAATCATACTGTCAGGCGAATATCTCTGCGTTTCTAAATCATCGCGCAAATCCATAAGTTGATCTTCACGGGCCATTTCTTCTGGGGTTTTAAAAGCCTCTGGAGAGTTTTGTATGTCCCAATCGTTTGCCGCCTTGATGCGTTTCATTACTTCAGATGCGGTTAATGTTTCATTTGCTGCACGGGGAACTGTTGCCTCTAGTGGCCTTGTCGCCTCCATTCGCGCAGTCGCAGCGTCATTTATAACCAATAATTCTTTTTTTATTTCAGCAATCTTGGCCTTTGCTTCGGGCATAATTTCGCCCTCACCCATCGACGTTGTTTCCACAGTGTTTTTATACACAATGCCATCGTATCCAGCCTTTTGGATTTCTTCGTTAATTATTTCAAGCAATTCCCTGTTTTCCATGCTTTCAATCCAATCATCTGGATCGCTATAATTCCCAATGGGATCGCTCATTGCAATGTCATCGTAGGCTTGCATTATTTCGACTATATCTATTCCAGAGCCTTGGTATTTTTCCTTTTCAAGCTCTTCAATTACTTTGGAACTGCTTTTCCAATTGCCAACGTCAGGCATTCTGAGCGGATTATGTACATTCACACGAACAGGTATTACCCTTGCTTTTGGTATATTTGGCGGGTTGTCGCTATCAAAATTACTTCCTCTGGGTATGTCGCCTTTAAATTTTGCTACGTCCAGCAGGCGCTCGTTGGCCTGCTCTGGTGTGCCAACGTGTACGCCCAAGTCCAGCATAGCAGGGTTAAATTCTGAGAAGTCGCCACGGGTGCCATGATAATACATTTCTGGCCGAAATTCTTCAAAGAATGCTTGATCTTCTGGCGATCTTTGCAGCGCACCCAACGCTGTTGGCATTCTAAACTCTGGCGGTGGATTGTTATGACCAATCCCAGCAGGCTCCCCCTCTGGCAGCACACCAAACTTATTGCCCAAATAATCCACGGCATCACCGACAAGATTTTTGCCAGCTTTTAAGCCTGCCTTTATACCTGATCCAATTAAAGCTGCCATATCACCAAGCCCTACATGACCAGTATCTGGCCTTGGTTTTCGGGCCGGGGTTATCACAGTTGTGACGCGCCCTAAAATTAGATCGTCTGCCCTTTTGGTTTTTCTTAATTTTCATGTTGGGGTCGCCAAAGGTCACGCGCTTTACCCTGTCGCCGTCCGTAACGTACACCACAGACTTTTTCTTGCCGTAGCTGGTTTCGCCCTTTGCAATCCTGCGCGGCTTGTTCAGTGTGACGCTCTTGCCTTTGTATTTTGCCATTCAATAAATCCTCGCCTTATCAGGATCGACCAGCCGTGGGACGCAATATGCAACGCCAAAATCTTTTGGATTACTGTGGTATCCCCATCGCCCAACGATTGCTTTCGCAAAATATGTACACGTTTCTAGCTTGCGAAACAACATATCATCGCTGACCAGCTTACGATCATCAGCAATACCGATATATAGAACCAAGGCGAAGACGTGTACCACTCACTTGTGAACTTTCTGCACATCAAATGAAGCCTTCTTAACTGCGCCCTTGTGAGGCTTATAGTCGCCCTTCATTAGCTTGTAGCCTTTGCCCGACTTCATCCAGTGATAGCCCTTGGGCGCTTCAACCGCTTTTTTTGCCATTTTTCTTGCCCTTCCAGTTTACGCGCTTTGCAGATGTCTTGCGCTTTGCTGCCGACTTGGCCGACTTGCTTTTGCATTGCGCCATTGTGGGACGGCAGGCGGGATATGATCCACCAGACTTGCGGCTCTTGCGGCCACAGGGGCCACCAGTTTTACAATTGACCCAGCCCTTGCCTTTATTGCGGCCAAACCATTTTCGCAGACCATCGCTGCTACTACTTTTTTTTGCTTTTGCCACTTTTATTGCCCCAGTTTTTTGCGCCGACCTTGCGGCATTTCACCAAAGCGCCAGAGCCATAAGCTGACGGCCATGTCCCACCGTTGCGCGTGTATCTCGCCTTGACCTTACTGTAGCAGGCGTCTCGCTTCGCTTTCTTTTTTTTCTTTGCCGCCATTAGGTGCCGTCCTCCTCTGGTATAGAGCTAAGAGCGCCGACTGTTGGGGCCATTGCAGCAATCATCCAAGATGGAATATTGGCTTTTCTTGCCGCCTCAATCATTTGGCTTGTTATTTTGCCGCCAGACAAAAGCTCTTGTGCATATTGTAGCGCAGCCCTGCGTCCACCTCGACGTTCAAGTTCTGTAAATGTTGATACAATTTCAACCAATTGATCATCAACAATTTGCTTGGCCTTTTTGGGGCTACTTTCCAGAACTTTATAATCTGCGCTATTCATAACTAATTTGCCACCAGTGCCAGCCTTGCGTCTGTTCGCAGCATTATCACGAAATAAAAGATTTGCAGGAATGCCACGCCCCTCTTCAAGAAAAGTCATGGCATTTCCAACTTTATCAACGCCAGTGTCATAGGTAGTAGAATTTTTTGCCGTTGTTGGAAAAGCCCCCTTATCCAAATCTGGAACAAATGCACGATATCCAGTAGTTCCCCAATCCATTCCAATTTGATTTTCGTCTGCTACTGCAAGCCTTGCATCTCCAACTCTGGGAAAGCCCATTTTTTGCAAACCAGCTTTGTCCAGCCCTTTTAGAAAATACGCTCTTGCGGTTCCAGTTGGCAAACTTCTTACATAATTTAATATTGCGTCAGGATCAGCGACTGATGTGAAATCACGAAAAGGATATATGGTTCGTCCAACCATTTTTTCAGTGCCGTCAATTTCTTTAACTTTTACTTTTATTGGCATTCCCAAGCCACGAATAAAGTCATCAATCTTGGGTATGTCTTTTTTATCAATGGGCATATTGCCTTGGTTTTTAAACATTTGACCTAAAACTTCGCCCGTATGCATGGCGAAGTCACCAGACTGGCTACCCATCATCACACTAACGTAAAGTGGGTCTTTTGTTTTAAGAGCCTCGTTTAGTTTGCTGCTTGTCGCGCCTTCAGCGCCAGCGTACCCTTGGCCGGGAACATCCATGTATTGGAACCCTGCCATAGAATCTACTGGCTCTGGTAACAATCTTCCACCAACACTGGTCACAGTGTGTCTTCCTGTCTGATCGCCAACAATGCTCATCAAGGTTTTTCCTTTTAAATCAGCAATTGTTTTTTTCTCTGGTGGCACTGTCTCACCTGACAGTTTGCCTTGGCTTGTATGATCTCGCAAAAGTGTAGGCTGTACGCTTTTTACGCTAGTCATGCCGCCAGCTTCGGGCAATGATGGCGTCATTTCAGCAACTTCACGGTCAGATGGTATGTTTTTAATTCTGTCGGCTATTTTAGAACCATCTCTAAAATAATCGACTAAATTGCTTAATACTCCAATAGGATTGCCCAATGCATCAACGGCACCAGTAAGACTTTTTCTTATTAGAGATTGCATCTACTTGCCCTTTTTCTTTTTGCCATATCCAGCGGCATAGGCAGCGCGACCCTGCTTGGCTGCTTCGGCCTTGGTTTTATAAACCTTGCCCTTACTGCCCCAGCGATAGCCGCCCTTGACCTTCATAACGGGCATTAGTGACCGCCAAGCAGCTTGTTCATCATCTCTTGGACATTGCCGCCGTCGAGCTTCATGACCTTGACCTTTACGTCACTGTCGTGGGGCATATCCATCATTTGATCATCGACTTCTTCGTAGTCTTCGCCGTAATCTTCGCCATCAACGTCCATCATGTCTTGATGGCACAGCAGTAAAAAATTAACGAGTTGATCGTCTGACATTTCCAAACCTTCTGCATCATGGGGAAAGCCCATTTTTGCCATAAAAAGGTCTGCATTTTCTTCCATGTTTTCGACTTCTACCTGTGCCATGTCGGCCTCCTTTATGGTCGCAGTTGTGGGCGCGTCTGTCCCATTGTGCCTAGATTTGCTGGGCGCATCTTTGGCCGTGGCGATGTTGGCAGTGCGTAGTTTGGTGCCATTTCATCGGCCAGTTTATTATTTGCCATTGCGCGATCCATGTCGGATTGCGTCATTGACGGCTCCCGCTGCGTGGGGATTGTCTGCGGCAAGGACATATCAGGTGGTGTGCCTGTGCCAAAGTCTGGACGGCCCCTTGGCGCATTAGAAGCTGCCATAGAGCGTTCCATTTGATACAATACAGACTGCATTGCTGCGCGTTGGTCTTCGGGCAAAATCTGTAAATTCTCAAAAGGAATGTCTTGCTCTTGCGCTTGCTGAAACTTTTGTCTCGCCTGCCGAACAACTTCTAAAACACCGTCAGATATTTGAGATGCATCAATACCAGCCGTGACCAGAGCGTTTGTGTAGTTTCTAATTAGTTCAAGGTCGGTGTTCATGTCGGTCTCCTATTGATTTAATTTATTATATTTCGGTCTCTGAGTACTTCACCGCTGTATGTGCCGCTCTCTCCACCTATGTAAACCAAAAATTTATCATTCTGTCCCGTTGCATAAACTTGATAATTAGGTTTAAGGCTTATATCTCCAGACATTACATTTTGACCAAATTCAGAATTTGCTTCATCTCTAAATAAATCATTTTCTGGATCAGGCTCACCCGAAATAACATTCACAGGCACAGACACGGCCCGTGGATTAAGCCCACGAATACGTCCCATTGCAGCGGCGACTTCTGGCGGCACTGGTTGTTCGCCAGTATTGCCTATGCTGTTAAAACTTTTAACTATCGCCCTGTCATATTCATCTCGCGTCATGTCTCCCATCTCAGGGGCCACATATTCTGGTGACATAATATTACCGCCTGTTAAGCCTCTACCCATCGCACCAAGAACGCCACCGCCTTGCATGAACCTAGCAATTCTACTGGTCGAGATGTCTCGCCCATCTGACCCCAACGCCGCTTCAGTCGCTATTGACCCCCGTGGTAGTGCGCCGAAAGAATTGCTTATGCCACTGATAAAATTATTACGATTATCATATGCATCACCAATAGGGCCAGAAATATTGCGCGCTTTATTGGATATAGAATGTTGTTCTCCTGAGAGATACTCGGCTTCAGAAATGTAATTATCTTTGTTTTGATCTAAAGCACCTACGCCTGCGCCACTAAATCGTGCGCCAGATCGACCCGGCCCACCGCCGTCAAACATATCTGCAAAACTAATGTATCCATCATTTTCGCTACCGCCATCTTCGCTTGAACCGTCAAAACACATCTCTAAAACTCCATTCGATATCTGGCGTCAATTCTTGGTTCGCCAGTGCTGCTGTCAGAGTAGCTAATGCGACCACCATCGCCAAAATTCATGCCAATCGACCCAGAATATACTGGCTCCATTCCGCTTGTTTTTTGCCTGTTGATTTCAAAATCAAACGCGCCCATCTTGGCCGCTGCGCCTAACTTTGAAAATGTGCTAGAACTTCCCTGCGTAAAAGTGGCAAAGGGAAACGTATAGGTTTTGTCCTGCATGGTTCTGCTGCCCATGACGTTTCCGCTTAAATCTACTGGCCCCAATGTGGTCGATCCATCCAGACCAAGACGCACGGTTCTGGCCTTGTTCTCAACGTCAGCCATGCCGTCTCTGTATTTTGTTTCTTCGGTAGTGTAGCCCATTGAGGGCGTGACACTGCCCATTCTGCCATTAAATGTTTTGTATAAATCCAATTCTGAGCGCGATTGATTTGGTGTGCCTTCAAAACGAAAGCCGCCAGAAACAGGCAAGTCAAAATCAAATTTATCTTTTAAATCTAAATCTGCAAACGCGCCCTGTTTCTCAGCCATCACACCATTCCCTGCTTTTGAGGTGGCCCCTGCATGGGGGGCTGCTGTACTGGAACCTGTGCGGCGTCCGATATCGCCGTCAAGGCACCCATATCACCAGCGCCCATGCGCTGTCGAATCTCAGCTACTTTATTCATTAAATATTTATTCATGTCTATGGGCTGCTGACCCCCACCTTGGGAGGAGGGCGGGGGCCGCGCACCCTGCGCTTGCTCTTTCGGCAAACCGCCGAAGGCGGCAGGATTAATGGGGGGCAAATTATATCGTGGGGGGTACATTCTTCATTGCCTCCATTTCTAGTTTTGCTGCGTTCTTCTCCCGCTCAAGCTGCAATTCGGCCTCCAGCTTGGTGTCCTTCGCCTGCAAATCGGCCTGCGCCTTTGCCATTTCGATCTGCATATCTTGCTTGGCCTCTGCCTGCTTGATCTGAATATTCGATTGAGCCTTGGCCTGATCGGCAGCAATTTGCGCCTGCGTTCTAGCCGTAAGGGCTTCGGTCTCCAACTTTGCCAATTGCTGCGCGTATTCCAGCGGATTGCCCTGACCTTGACCCTGCTGACCAACGCCCCTGATGGCTTCGATCTGCTTCATCTGAGGTGCGGCCCTGACCACTTCTGCGGCCCGTTGGCTAATTAGGCGATCTTGCTCTGGATCAACGTCCTCAAACTTAAAGTTGGGGTCTTTAAAGTCGGGCAGTGGCGGCAGTGGCATTGCCACACTGGCCTGCATTCTCAGGCGGTACAGCAGCGCGATATGCTCTGCAATGTGTGCAATTAAGATCGGCTGCATAGTTTTAGCGCCGGGGTTGCCAGCCAAAGATGGGTCTTGCAGAAACTGCATATGCACCGCGATGTGCGCCTCATGGTCTTGTTCAATGAAGGCGCGGATTGGCTTGCCATACATCACGCTCATATTTTCATCGATGCAGTCCATCTGTACCGCTTCTTCTGGTTTTTTCAGTATTTCATCGATGTTCTGAATGCGGATCGCCTCGTACATCCGCTTGTACGCCTCGTACATATCATGCAGTTGCGGTGCGGCCTGCGCCATTTGCAGAACGGCCTGTGCCTGTGCGATACGCTGGGCGGTGCTAAAGATATTGGGGTCGGACACAGGCACGATGTCAATGCGGTCATCAAAGTCGGCGGCATAGATCGTTTCGGCTGCTCCAGCGCGGGAGAACGTAAACTCTTCTGGCAGATTTTCTGCGTTTAGAGCCGCCAGCATTTTAAATTCTTGGCCCTGCGAGTAGTGCAGGCGCTTGTGAATTGCGCTGAACGCCTTCGATCCCTGCTCAATTAAGGCAACCGTCGATCCCACTGGGGCGTTTGGATTTACGTCACCGACATTGAGATCGGCTGTGGATGCAAATCGTTGGCCTGCCTCAACCATAAAGCCCAACAGATTAAACAGCGACCCTGACGGCTCTTTAAACGGCAGTGGCATTATGGCTTTGTTAACGTCATCGACGGTGCTGTCGAGATCGACAAATTCACCGGGGTTAACTTGCACATCGCCGCCAGTAACACGGCCACGCAGCTTAAACCCACCTTGCATATTGCTGAATGCGGCACTGTCGAGCAGGGCGCGAAGTGATCCTGTCGCCGCTTTGCCCAGCCCACCGATCATGTGATAGAGGCCAAAGCCGTAAAATCCCAAACCCGGCAAGAACTTGTAGCTCACAAACCAGTCGCGGCGTTTCTTTAGCTCATCGTCTTCGCGCCAATTGCGCCTGACCGACACGATCTTTTGATTGTCGTAATCAATGGTAATGACATAGGGCAGGGCGACAGCATTATCGTCCTCATCCTCTTCATCCATTTCTTCGCCATCAATGCCGTCGAACAAATCATAGACGTGCATTTCCAGCAGTGTGATTATGTCATCATTGCTATCGTCGTATTCATCAACGCCTTCGATTTCGCCAATAACGCTGTCGGCTGGATCGACATCATCGCTGCCTGCATCGCTTGTCTGGAGGTAATAGCCGTTTTGAACATAGCGATTGTAGTCGTTCTTTGGCATTCTAATGACGTGGGTATAGCGTGGGGATGTGTAGAGGTCTTTGCTCTCTGGTGCCACGCAGAAGTCTTCTGCCTTGACGAACTGGCTGCATTGCCTGTCGAGGTTTACGTCCCACCAAACCTTTTTGAACGTCTGGCCGACGAGCGGTAAGTGAAACAGCATTTGATCCAGATCGGGAAAGTATTCGGGCATTTCCTCTGTGATCTGATAATTCATAAATTCTCTGACCCTGCGGCCCTGCTCTTCGATTTCCTCGTCTGGCTGACCAATGATGACCGACTTGATTGGGCCACCTGACGGGTAAAGCTCTGCAATGGCCTTGGCATTGAATTGCGTTGCCGCTTCAGCGATCAGGGGATGAACAACGATGGACAGGCCACGGGTGGCCCTCTCGTCTTCGCCCTCGTCCAGCCCCCCGTCTGGGTCTAAGGTTTTGAGGCCAGCTTTGTAGCGTGTTTTCCACTCGTCCCGTGCGGCTTCATCGTTTTCGTAAAAGCTGACAAGCTCCGCGCCCTTGGCCGATAACTCGCGTGCGTCAATCTCTTCTGCGAGGTTGGCGTCGAAGCCGCTGTCGCTTTCTTCGATATCGTCAAGCTCTGGGTCACCGATTAGCACGTCACCGTCTGGGAGGGTCTCGACCATCAGGTCATCTGCGGGTGCGCCTTCAGCAAACGGGATTACATTTGGATCAGCCATATAGAGTTATCCTTTGCGGTTCTTGATAATCGTCCTCGTCGGGGTCTTCAGTGTGACCAAGGAACCAGCCCTTACGCAGTCTTAGCCATGCTTGGGTGCAAGTGTCAACGATATCATCATTTGGGTGAGCGGGGAAGGCGGCACATATTGAGATCAAATCTTCGGCCCATTTGCGCTTAGGATAGAATATTCTGCCGTCTTCCAGCAGGGCAGATGCGGCGTGGGCGCGAGCTTCTTTGTCGCGATCTGGTGAATATGCCAGCACTGGCACCCCTGCCATTCTGAGGTCTTGCAGGAGGCTCTGCCCTGACGCCTTCTTTTCGATCAGCACTGCGTCTGGCTCCCAGTCATCGTATGCCTCCTGCGCCAGCTTGCGTAGCTCTGGGTAGTTAACTTTATCGTACCATGCCTCTAGCACGATGGCGCAGTCGTATCCTTGATACTTGAATACGCCCCAAGTGGTACGGGCGCTGAAGCTAGAGCTTTCCTTTGTTTCAAAGGCTGTGTCCCACGATTGGATTACATATTCGATATTTTCGGGGAGGTCTTCCTTCTCCCACGGCACCCACCAGCTTGACTTTAGGATGCCACCGCCCTTGGGGCTTGGCCGCTGCTGTAGCTGCCCTGCGGCTGCGTAAGAGCCAAGACTGCGCTCTAGGGTGGTCAGGGTCTTCTCGTCCATCCTCTCAGGCCACAGAAGCTCCCCCTCTTCTGTGCGGGGGTCTGTAAAGCCAAGGGTTGATCTGTTGGGCGTTGGGTGGCCGATCTCATATCTGGCAGGCAGGCACAGGTGATCCCATTCATTTCCTAGCTCATTGGCGAGTATATGACCTGTGAGGTCTTGTTCGTGCAGCCTTTGCATGATGATGACAAACGCGCCCGTCTTTGGATCGTTAAGGCGCGTCTGCATGGCCTGATCCCACCACTCCAGAACACCCTCCCTGACGGCGCTGCTGTCGGCCTCCACGCTATTGTGGGGGTCATCAATGCAGATAACGTCTCCCCCGTCCCCGGTCAAAGCGCCGCCAACACTGGTGGCGATCCTATAGCCTGTGTGATCATTTTCAAACCGCTGCTTCTGGTTTTGATCGTCGGTCAGCTTGAACTTGTCACCGAAGTGCGCCTTGTACCACGGGCTATCGATCAGCCTGCGGCACTTGGTGCTATCCCTGATCGACAGGGAGGCTGCATAGGACGCATAGAGGAACTTCTTGGATGGTTGTGTGGCCCAAGTCCACGCAGGCAGCGCCACGGCCACGCTGATTGATTTCATGTGGCGTGGCGGCACGTTGATGATCAGGCGCTTGATGTCGCCTTCGGCCACGGCTTGGAGGTGATCACTGATGGCATCGATGTGCCAGTTGTTTTTGAAATCGACGCCCGGTTCAATCGTCGGCCATGCTGCTTTCGTAAACTCCCTCAATGATCTGCGGTACTTTTCGGCCCTGACTTGCTCCAATGTGAGATTGCTCAAAAGCTCGTTCAATTGCGCTGAGTTCATTTATACCAATCCTTGTGAGGTCGAGGGTTATTGTTTTTTCCTCTTGAATTTTTGTTTCTGATTTATCCACCCAGCCTGCGCGGTTCTTCAAATAGAATATGATGGCGGTATTATCTTTTTTGACGGTGGCATTTTCGAAGAGCGCGTTGGTCACGGCGTCGATCCCCATTGCCTCGCCCCTTTTTATGGCGTCCGAAAATTCCGAATTTTCTGCCTGATGAAGCATGAAGGTGGAGACTGAAATGCCCAGCATTCCAGCGCACTGTTCTTTTGTCAGTCCCTTTGCCATAAGCGTTTCTGTGCTTGCAAGAACCTCTTCTGTAATTTCAAACTTTGGCCTGCCGACTGGTTTTTTGGCTGGTTGTTTCTTGGTTGTTTTTTTCGCCATGATGCGGCCCTCCTTTAATTTTTATATAATGCAAAATTAAATTAAAAAAAAGGGTTGTCGTTCTTGTGATAAAAAAAGCCTGCCGCAGCTATCACTACGACAAGCTATATTTACTCTCCACAACTAGCATTGTTTTGAGCCTCAATCTAACCGACTTCAAGGAGACCATCCTCGATTTCCCGTTTGTTTTATCATGCATTGATTCTGGGTCAATTGAAAACATTTGTGTCAACTCC